TGCTGCCCATGCGGTAGGTCGCTCCAGTGAGCTGGTTCTTGTAACTGTCCTGCGACGGCTCGCTTTCCTCAATACTCCACGTGTCTTGATGAACATTCTCAACCTCTGTCGCGCCGCTAAGCAATGTCTTCAAAGTTGCGCCTGTAAGGTCTGCGGTCACAGCCGACGGCTCGGCGTACCACAACTGTTTTATATCTATAGCTGATACTTTTGTTGCTGCCATTTTACTTTACATTTAAACATTGAAACAATAATCTTACATTCACATAATGACAATTAAGCGTGCTTTCCTCTGATTGGCTGCTTGTGAACAGAGAATACTTGTAGTGAGTGCCGTTGTACTCTCCCGTGACGCTCTTGTTCTGCCACAAATCGTGCGCTTTCGCTTGCAACTCGTCAAGACGTGCCTTGTTGGACTCGTCCTTGTAGTCGGGTACACAGAAATTGACTTCAACGTAAGACTTCCACCAGTACGTGCTTTCCTTCAGCTCTTTCGAGTGGATGGTTATCCTCTCGTCTGTCAGCTCGCCCACGATGGTCTTGCCATCTGGAACTATCGTTATCCCAAAAACTTCGCAGTCACGATAGATGATGTTCGCTATGTCGCCACTGGTTATCATCTCGTTTTCTTCTTCAGCTCACTTTCAGCGTACAATGCAGCTCCGCTTAACACGTCATAACCTTTGTCCTCCACAGTGGACGCATAGTTGTAGCCCTTTGGCGATGCAGCATCGTTGATGAGCGTTAGAGCATTGTCGCTTACCTCGTACCTGTTGGACTTTCTTAAAGTGCCAGTGCGGTTTTTGTAAGAACCGTGCTGCTTCGCGTACTCTACAGCAGTCTTTCCTGTCTCAGTCATGGCTTCCCTCACTTCCCTTTTCAAGGTTTCGAAAGCCTTGTCAACGTCGGAAAAGTCCACCTTGCACGTTACTCTAACCATATCGTACGATAGCTTAGGTAGTTTGTCTCCATCGGCCCTTTTACCGTACCTTGCCCTCGGACAGTTCCATCTTTGTTGAGGCATCGGACATCGCTGTTTTCCGCCACATATCCAATGCTCTTGTCGAATACGACCTTGTACTTAAAGTCGTACAACGCTCCGTTGACCGCCGACTTCCTCTCAGCACTCACATCATCACAACGGCACTTGCCGAGTGTTTTCCACTCGTAGCCGCCAGTTCCCTCCATGACACGACCGTATTCGTCACGCTTTTCGGGGATATATTCCTTTATCTGTAATGTGTGGGGCGAAAAGAACATCCTACCAACTCTTTATGTAAACACGAGGCTTTCCTGCAATATCCGCATCTGGAGTAACGCCATACTTCTTGCAAAGGAAAAGGTAATACGTTTTCAAACCGTCAAAGTTCCACGAGACGGAAAAACCGCTCTCGTTTACCGATGACAGCTTTGGCGACAGTATCAACTCCCCCACAAGGCTGGTCATGGCTTCACCCACGCTTTGCGTGTTCTCCTCAGAGTACTCGTCGTCCAAGTTAAAGCCGCCAGAGAGGGACATATCAAGAAGCTGCGCCTCCGACACAGTGCCGAAGGGTTGCAACTTCTGTGATATGTACTCGCTTATTGTCATTATTTCAATTCATGGTTACGCCGTTACAACGATTGATGAGGCTTCCTCTGTAAGCGAAGCCTTTGCCTCGTCGCTCAGAGAGTTGTAAACGCTAATTACCTTAGCGTCGCTCGCGTCTGTGCGGATGCTTGCGTATCCTTTCAACAGAGCGATGAACTCCGGCTTCTTGTACTTCTTGCCGTCAACGGTGACGTATGCGTCAGCTGTGTCAGCAGTCTCCGCTGTCTCATCCACGGCAATAGCCTTGTCGAGACTGATCATATACAAGCCTTCCACGTCCTCAATGACAGGGAGCGCATAAGCCTGACCTGCCGTAATCTCGCTGTACGGGTCAAGGAGAGAATACTTGCTGATGAGCTTGTACGTGTCAACGACAGAGTATGCCACCTGCGGCGCAGGATTTGTCTGCTCTGCCACACGACCGTAAACGAGTGCGCCAAGCTGCGTGCTTGAAGCAAGGATGACGTTGTTCGGGTTAAAAGGCTTGACGGAAGTTCGTTTCCCGTCTGCCTCCACCTTTATCGAACGATTGACAACCTCAAAGGTTATACCGTCGAACTCGTCCTCAAACGCCTCGTTGAATGACTTGGGAGTCGGGATAGGCAAAGTGGCGTTTCCGACAATCACCTGCCCTTTGTAGTCAACTACCAGCTGACGGGCTTCATCTGTGGCGCGGAGAGCGTCATACGTTGACTTTGCAATCCATATCTTAATGATAGTGTTGCCCTGCTCCTCTGCCTGTTCTATGGCATTGCGTAGGTCGGTTATTGTCAACTCGCCAGAAGTCTGAACACCGAATTTGTGGTTGTCTTTGTATTGATAGTTTATGCGGAGCAATGTTCCGCTCTTCTCATCATCCTTGACAGCCACATAGCCGTTGGAAAGCCCTGACAGAAAACTGAACTCATTGCGCTCATCTATTGCGGTAGAGCAGAACACCGAGTCATTCACGAGACGACGGCGTATCTCTGCTGCGTTTCCGCCTTGCGCCTCCATTACGTTCAGCATATTGATGTCACTTTCTTTCAAGATGCGCTTCGCACCTATCTTCGGAAGTTTCCCACTTGCCGCACCGAGGGTATCACGGTTCTTGATTGGCAGCGGACTGTCAGCGTCAACGATGTCAGCAGCCACATACTGCGTGTTTACGGTATCTGTTTCCCACTTGTTGTCGGGAGCGTACTCGCGACGCATGATGTTGGTGTCCTTGTGGTAGTACTTCAAAGCGTCAGACTCCGAACGCTTTCCGTTAAACAGCTGGATAATAGTCTGAAGTTGAGGGAAGAATCTCTCAACATACTTTGCAAATATACTTTGATTCATTATTCAATCCTCCTTTTTGCTTAGTCGTGGTCGAAAACAATGGTAGGCACAGCAGCCTTGAAAGCGGTGAGAATCGTACTTATGTCGTATGGAAGACACTTGTCGTTCACTTCGCCTGCCGTGAGAATGCCTGTCAGAGGCTCACTTGCCAAACAAGTAGTAACGACTATCCCATAATATGAACAGCCTGTTGGGAGCGTGCCGTATGCGCCACTTGTAATGGGCATAGGCTTCAAAATTCCGTTAGCGTCCTTGATTACCACCTGACCAGCCTTGATGTACTCTTCGGTATAGTCGGAAACATCAAGAACCGCGCCGCCATGCTTGCCGCCAACGTAACGGCGGATGATGACGGGGTCGTAATTCATTCCGTAGGTTACTTTAGTACCTACATCCAAAACCTTTGTCATTTCTTTTTTCTTTTAAATGTTGTTCTAATTGGGTTTTGGCGTACATTCAGGTTAAAGGCTGTCAACCAAATCCTTGATTTCTTGCTCTGTCAATGGCTTGACTTCTTTCGGCTTCACAGCAGAGTCCCTTGATGGCGGAACACCCAACTGCTGCAAACCTGCGTCAGCCCTTTCTTGATTGTACGCTTTCAAATCACTCTCGACATCGGCGTAGAACTCGTCAAACTCATCGTCATTGTTGAACGTCATCCTTGTGAAGTTCTTCAACGTGCGTGTGCCAAAAGCTCCGCTGTTCTCCAACAGCTTTTCCAGACGCTGCTTGCGAGTGGTTGTCGTCTTTTCCACTTTCATGGAGTTCAACTCGCCTGTGAGTGCGTCTATCTTTGCGGTGAAGGGTTTCAGTGCTTCGGCTACCAGTGCTGCGAGAGCTTTGCCGTCATCGTTTTTGCCATTGTTGACATCATTCTGGCTGTCGCCGTTACCATCCCCTTTGCCATTGGCATTCGTTACATGGCTTGGATGATTGCTATCGTCGCCGCCCTTGTTGTTGTCATCTTGGGCAGGATGCTCTTTCTTATACTTCTCGATTGCTCGATTGGCTTGAGATTGAGCAGCTGAAAAGAATGGAAGAACCGCCTCAATAGCTTTGTCTATCGCTGCGTTTACATCATCATCCGAGGCATTGTCTTCGAGCGAAAGGTTATTGGAAATGTGTTCGGCAATACCCTCCAACTCTGTTTTATTAAACCCGAACGCCTTTACTTTCGGTTTTAAGAGTTCTAATACTTTTTCTTTGTACATAGAAATAGATTTATATTCGTGTGCAAATATAATAATAAAGATTTGAATTTCAAATCTTATAAATGCAAAAATATAGATATTCCTCCTTTATTTTTTTCTTTCTATAATCTTTTTTGCAATGTCTTTTGCTTTCGTAGAATGTTTTTTGCCAATCGTCTGCAAACCAAAACAAACAGCAAAAAGAATGGTGGGCTACCGCTGTAGCCCACCATCGGAGATAAAAACATTCACTCCCGTTTTAAGTCCGATAGAACAGACTGTGCGTTAACCTACTGCAAAGTATATCCTCTATGACTACCTTCGCTCTTGTTATTCCATCCTTGTATCCGCGACCGTAGTCCGTTCTCGTGGATAGGAAGGCGTGGGAGCTATCAGCCCACTCCATGATTTCTTTCAATGCTTCTTCTGCTGTCATAAATAGCTTGTTATTGAGATTCATTTACCATAAATAAGTTTAATCTGCGACAGGGCGGACCGACTGGCCGTAGTAGCGGCCGTTGTCGTACCAGCTGTCGCCGCCACTGCTGAAGAACAGGCCGTAGGCGTAGATGGAGTAGCCCTCGTCGG